ATCCTTGCGATAGGTAGCGGCGGAAGTAATTTTTTCATGCCACCGACATCCCGTAAGGCGTCACAAAATAAATTCTTGCTGTTCGGCCACTTCGCGTATGGCGTCTTAAAGGTTTCCCTGTTGATGAATCGAAACGATGCTGAAGGAACGCGGGTTGACATTTTGACAAGTCATTAAGGCGGGCTGATGCTGTTTGATGCTTCATCCCAAGTATTTCTTCTACTTGGTCACAAGTCAGCCCATCTTCAAAGTTTCTCACACATCGTAAAACATCAAGACACATCCCGTTTATTTTGTCTTTGATAGATTCAGCGGCATCTTTTGATGTTTCTGTTTCGTTGCTCGGTGCAACTGGATAATTGAAAAGTGGTAAATCGTTAGTTTCCATTTGTTTTTTTGGGTTTAGTTTGTTCCCAGAATTTGATAAGCAGTTCTAGTTCTGCTATACGGATTTTTGCTTTGTCGATCTTTTCGGCTGTTTTCATGTCGGATAATCTTTTGGGTTTACAACTTCGACACGTTCTTCAGGTTCATTTGATCGGGCAAGATTTCGATGTTTTACGCCCTGATAACCTTTTGGAAAACGTGATTTTGCATTGTTGCAATCGTCCTCCACAGTTTGCCATCCGTCTGTTTTCTTGTCGAGATCGGTCAGCGTCCACATCTTGCGATCAGGGTTTGCAGGGTTTGGCTTATGTAATCCCGCTTTTAAAGTTCTTACAAGTGAACCTAAATCAACTAATCTTTCCATTTGGATAACCTCCTTTATTCATAAAATCATCAAAGATTTTTTTTAAATCTTCGCCATATATTTCATCAATAGCGTTCCAAAGATAAAGAGGTAAATTTGGAAGTAATGGGTCATATTCAACCAACATTCCAATATCTGCTATTGTTCCGTAAACTTGCGGGTCGCCGTCATTTTTAAAATTTACAGAAAATCTTGGAACAGGTAAACCAAAATCCTCGCGTTCTAAATAAACGCTGACTTTGTTTGATGGGCTATGAAGCAAATTCATTTTGCACCCCCTTTCGCATCGTCCACATAAGAAAGTTCATTTACGATATTTAGATTTGGCCAGTTTTGTTCGCTTGCTTTAAATACTTTTGATGCGGGATGATTTACAACTGGCTCTTCTTTTTTAAAGAATTTCTTGTCGTTAGGTTTATATACATCCTTGTAACCCCCGATAATCGCCATTTCTAGCGCCCTAATCTGTTCATCAAGGGTAAACGATCTCAAAGTCTTAAAAATGCGTTGCGCGACCTTTTCGCTGCAAGTTGCTTTTTTCTTATGTCTTATCGGCCACCATTCAACAATTAAATCCGCGTGTCTTTGTAGATCATCAGGAATTAATTCTTTTTTGATCTTTGGAGAAGAAAAAGGGTCAATTTTTTTCTTTTCCTTATTCTTATTAATAGATTCTATATTAGAGAATTTATCTGCGCTCTCTTGTTTTTTTTCTTTTGTTTTTTCTGGCGAACTTTGTTCGCTTGATAAATTCAGGGTAACATATGGTGTCAACCCCTTTGATGCTCGAAAAAGCATATCATTGATAAAAGTAGCCATAGTCTGATGTTCTGGTTTAATTGGTTCTAAAAGCGCGACAATTTGTGGCTTGATTTGTACACGAATTGGTTTGTTTGTGGTCATAATTGGTTTAATTCATCCACACAATGGCACAAAATGGCAGGGTGTCAATATT